CAATTCTGTTTCAGCGTCAAGACCATGGATTGCTTTCAAGTCTTGTGCTAATTCGAGTGAGTACTCAGCTTTCAAAGCACGGCTTTGAGCAGTTACAGTAACTTTCTCGATTGAGAATGCCATTTGTTGGAAAGAACCATCAGCAACACCTAATTGTTCAGCAGTAGCTGTAGGCATGCCAATACCAGTTGTAAATGCGTTAGCAGATTCACTAGAGATTGGGTTGAAACCAGTATCAGTATCTACTGTACCAGCGAAACCGTATGGGTTACCTGTAGAAACTTTACCAGAGAATACTGTGTTAGCTTCGTTGTAGAATGCTTCGTTACCGTCACCAGTACCAGGAGTACCTTGTGAGCTATACTTAGCACGCATTGCGAAAATAAGACCAGTAGGACCAGTCATTGGTTGAACGCCAGCAACATCATAAGCGATGAGGTTAGGCAAAGCACGGCGAACTAAAGAAATAAGGATAGGGTCAAACTTGTCAACACCACCGCTAATATTAGTAGGACCAGCTTCTGTTGTTTCGTTCAAAGACTGACGGTCTTGACGCATAGCTTGTTCTTGATTTTCCAAAACAAGAGCAGTAACAGCCTTCTTGTATGGGTCTTTGATAGATTCTAGTTCTGGATGATCCAAAACTGGAGCCCATTTTGATTGAAGTTCTTCAGTCAGATACATTTTTTCTCCTTATATGAGTATCTATTGTTGGTAATTTATTTATAATTACCAACTTTTTTGAGATTGTGAAATTGTTTTTGATACGGCATCAACAAAAGAATCACCGGATTTTTTAACTTCCTTAGTATCTTCCTCAATTAATACCTCATCAAGAGCAGAACTATCAGCAGCAATTACAGAATTCTTAAAATATGATTCTTTAAGTGTTTCCATCTTGCCATTGAATTCTTCTTCAGTAGTAAATTCCACACCCCCTGCGAGTGATTTCATTTTTTCCACTTGAGTCTGCGTCAGGCCTTCACATGCTGTGTAAATAGCCTCAATTTTTTTGTGTTCGTTGATTTCTTTTTTTAATTCTACAGAAGATTTAATTTGTTCGTTTAAAGAATTTTCTAACTCTTCAACTTTAACAGTTAATTCTTCAACAACGTCTACCTTGTCGGCAGGAATGTCAATGTAGTGTTCAACGAATAGGTTGCGCAATCCATCAATAAAGTCTTCCACGATTTCAGAACGGAGACCTTTTTCGATTGCAAGTTGGTTATCTCTAACCCACTCTTCAACCATGTAGTTAAGATAGTCGTCAACTTTAGATGCCATATCTTCTTTGATTTCTTCTACGGCAGCTTCAAATTGTTCCATCAACTCAGCTTCAACTTCTTCAACAACCATTTCAGCACGAGCAAGAACGGCAGCTTCAAAAATTGTGGTAGCTTTAGTTGTAAATTCTTCAGAAAGATTTTCGCCTTCTAAGAGAGCATCAATATCTTCTTTCATTTTTTCTTTCATTTTTTTCTTCATAGATTCTTTACGCTCATGCTTAGCAGATTCTTCTTCTTCTTCAGCAATGGTATCTTCATCTTCATATTCTGTTTCTTCAGGAACATGAATTTGAGCAGCGCCTGGATTAGCATGAAAAGTTTGTGCTGGTAAAGAAGCTTTTTTACGGTCACGAATGTTGTCGTAAGACTCTTCACCACCTTCTTCTGAACCTAAGTCATGACGACCATGAGCTTGTTGGTTTTTGTCAGAATCCAAATGTTTTGCAGGTTCGGAACCTACAGGAGGTGTTGCACCTGGAGGAGTTGCTGTTGGAGTACCTTTAGTTGCATCTAGACCTTTGTCGGTTGATTTAACAACACGACCAATATCTCCTGCTTCTTTGGTACCGTAAGCTACATCACCAGATAATTTTTGTGGTTTATCTTGGCCAGACTGTTTAGAAGAAACACTGCTACTCAGAATGTCTTTAGCGGCTTCGGATAGATTAAATTTTGCCATTTTGAAAATCTCCTTGATTTGATATGGATATTTATAATTAAAGTTTTTTTATGAAGTTTGAAAATATGCGTAAACTTACTTCCTCAATCTCTTTACGAGAAGCTTGACGAATTTGTTGTTTCGCTTGAGCGTATTCCATTTCGGTCCATACGCCATTTACTAACATCCATTCTTTTCCTTCCATGATACCTTGTACAAAAGCACCAGGTGCAGAAGGGTCTGCTACAATATCCGCCGCTGTGGCCAGATAGAAATCATCTTGAACAATGTTAACACCATTAATGGATTTTAGAGAACCCATACCACGAGAAGAAACGCCTAACTGGCCGCCACCCTCAATGAGTTGTCTAGCAATACTTCCCATTGGTGTGTCAAGAATTTTTGCTTTGCCTATCCAAACATTACCTTCTTTACGTAGACTCGTTGTTAAATGAGATACTCTATCTAAGTTAATACTTGGTGTGTCGGGATGTCCCAATTCACCAAAGGCACGATTTTTGTTAATGTATTCTTCTGTATAACGAGCAACTTCTTTAAGCATAGTTTCTTCTTTATACATACGACCGTTACGGTTAACTTTTTCGGCAACAAGGAATGGACCCTCAATATAGAGAGATTTCTTGCCATCTTTTTCTTCAACCAAATAGTTGACCGTTTCGTTAATTTCTTTAATGAGTTTCATTGTAATCCCATTGCCTTCCTTTTTACTAAAGACCTTTGTCTTTTTCTTATTGACTGATTCATTTTCGATTTTCTTTTAAATTTAGCAAATCGAGCAGCCATTTTTCTATGTCTACGTTCTTGCGGAGACATTCTAACCAACTTATTATTACGAACTATAAAACCTGGTACAGAAGATTTTTTAATTCTTCTTTGTACTTTACCTTTTCTTATTCTTACTCGAATAAGTTTTGTACGACCCATTCTCTGAATATTACCTTCAGACAATTCATTTTCTACAAAATCCACTTCAGCATCAATACCACCATATATTTCTTCCATTAAACGAACTTTAACTTGGTCAAGTTTTTCTGTGACCAAGTCATCAATTCGTTCTTGTAAATCTTGTTTGGCTTCAACAAGATTACCTAAAAAAATATTGGAAACAAACTGCTTCATAAGTTATCTTATGATTGTGCAGCAGTTGGTCTTAAATCGTAAGGAGGATAGTTAAATGCAGCAGGGTCATTAAATTGACCACGTTGGTAATAAGCATTGTCTTTACGTAATTCTACAATAATTGTGTAAGATGAATTGGCACCCATACCTCTTGTACGAACACCAATATCACCATTACAACCGGTAACACCATCTGCACCATAAGCAGCATTTGGAATTGTAACCCAATTAGAGTTACCATCATATTCGTATGTACCACTTACAATCATTGCACTAATAGTTGGATCGGCATTCCAATAGATGTCTACGTCAGCATTAACTGCATTAACACAATCATACCACAAACGGTGAATTGAAAGATTATAAAAATCTTTTGCCGTTCCACTATCAACCAATAGTGTATTAGATGTATTTAATGCACCAGACAATGTGTTTGCCGTAATACGGTGAGGATTATCTTCTTGCGCAGTACCATCAAACTTAGCTGTAAGTTTAATCACAGCACGTTCTGTGGTATCTTTTAATACTTGATATGTGGTTACTGGAGCGGCCATTTTTTATTCCTATTTTGATAATTTTTTTACAAAATCAATTGCTTTGTTAATATTAATTTCTGCCATTTCTGCTAATTTGTTTTTATTTTCTGTGTTTAATTTTTCATAAACATTTAAAAACTGTTTTGCAATTGTTTTTGAAACCATTAAATCATTTCCAAAAACTCTTGGTTCACCATCTTCAACCACCATTTTTAATCTATCAATAACGGTTTCTTCAGGAGTTGATGTTCCCCATTGCATAGCAGTATATGGTACAGTTACATATTTATTAATTTTATCCACAAAGTATAAAGCAACTCGTTGTCCATTTGGAAATTGTCTAATGGACTTTCTTCTCATAATTAAAACAGCAGGAGGATCTAATGGTGAAGAATGGCTTTGTTTATCATCAGATTCAAATACCAATGGATAATCTTCTGTTTCCAATAATTCTATTTCCTGTGATTCTTCAACAATCTCAGGTAATTCTTCTTCTACTATACGAGATTCAATAAAATCTTTAAGCGTTTTCAACTGGAGTTTCTTCCGGTCTAAAAATTAAATTTTGTGCAATTTCTTGCTTTTTAGCTTCAATATGTGCCATCACTTTATCTTGAATGGCTGAATACAAAGCATCACGCATTTCTGCGCCTTGGTCATTGTATGCATAATCTATAATTGCTTTTGTTTTTTCCATTATTATCTCCAGATAAAATATTTATAATATTTGTTTTAATTTACCAAAAACGGTTTCTTCTTTTTTAGTTGAATTGGTTTCTTTTGGTTGTGTTTCTTGGTCTAATACTGCTTGATGAGTATTCATTTGTTGCTGTTGTTGTGCTTGAATATCACCAACCATCTGTGCTTGTGCTACGTCATTTGTAACACCAACAGGTAGTCCAAGTCCATTTTCTTTTTCTTTATCAATTTCTGTTTGCATTTGTTGAATTTCATTATCATCCAAACGAAGAACATTTCTTTGAATCCATGCTTGAGAAAAGTAACGGCCTGTATATGCATCAACAGCACCCAATAAAGACAATCTTTCTTTCATTAATTCAGCTTCTTTTAGTTCGCTGAAATTATTATCCTTGATAAAGTCGTAATAAATGAATTCTTTAAATTCATTCCATTCTTCATTGGTACAAATACCTTTAAGTACACATTGAATTCTTAATGCTTGGTCAAATACGTCAGAGAAACGGTTACGCATTCTCTCAACAAATTTAGAAAACTTCAATTCGTCACGGGTAACTTCCGCCACACGACCAATTGAAAATCCTTGGTTAGGTTCTAATCTAGAAATTGGAACATTTAAAGCACCGTACAATTTCTTTTGAAAGTATTTGACATCTTCCAATTCACCTAAGTTTTGACCACCAGGTAATGTAGCAATTTCTGTACCTTTTCCACCTTCTCTACGAGGCAACCAATAATCTTCCATCATTGATAAAAACTTACGGTCATCACGAACTTCACCCGTGTTGGCATCGTAAACAACTTTGTTTTTATACTTTACCATAATATCACGAAGATATTGTTCTGCTTTTAATTTTGGAAGGTTACCCACATCAATATAGAAAATGCGGCGCTCGGGAGCACGACTGATACGATAAATG